AGTTCAGCGTTCGATACTTAGGCTCTGTCTTCGTCGCCGTCGGGGCCGACGCGGGAACCTGCACCCGCAGCCCGAGGCAGAGGAGCGCGATCATGTCTACAGCGTCGTCGTGGTTGCCGTTGGGGAACGCCATCAGCTCGGCGATGAACCGCTCCGTCCACGGCGCATTGGCCGGGAGGTGGATCATCCCCAGGTTCCAACGCGCGACGGCCGAGGCCGCTCGAGACGCCTTGTCGCCGATCGGGGTGACTTCAACCACATTGAAGTACCTGTTCGTCTCGGCCATGCGCTTCTTGAGGAAGGGGCCGATCGACTTCGAGATATGGCCGCGCTCGGCCCACCAGATGAGCGGCTGCCTCGTACCGGTGCCCATGCTCAGCATGGTCTCCACGGCCACCTCAGCGGCCACGCGCTGCCAGAACAACTCGTCGAGCCACAAGTGGCCGTGCCGGTCGACGCCCGCCTTGCCGAAGCACGACGGGTCGCGCCGCTGGTCGGTCGAGAGCGCATGGTCCGAGGCGGCGTACCAGCGCAGGTTGTCAGGAAGATCTCCGGCGTCGTAGAGCCGGACGCCCTCCATCTTGAACAGGTCGCCCTCGGCGAGTGTCGGCCGCTGCTGGTAGAGCGACGCGAAGCCGAGCGGGTCGATGACGCGATAGCGGTGCAGATACTCCTCGTCGAAGCTGTCGGGGCCGTCTGGCCACAGCGCCTCTCCGGGGGTGCGGCCCAGCGGGTCGTCGTCCTCGGCGAGTGCCGGCAGGTTGATGACCTTGATCCGCTCGGCCAGCTCGCGGCGGAAATACTGGTTCTCCGGGTCGATGAGCCGCCCGATCGGGTCGTCGCTATGCCAGCGGGTGAAGGTCAGGATCATAGGCTTGTGCTTGCCCATGCGCCGCGTCATGGCGACGCGGGTGAGCCAGTTCCACGCCTGGTCGCGGATCGCCTGAGATCCAGCCTCCTTGTCGTCCTTGATCAGATCGTCGATCACGAGCAGATGGGCACCACGGCCCGTCAGCGCCGCGCCACGGCCCACGAAGAACATCAAGCCACCGGCGACGGTGTTGAGACGATCCTTCGCCGTACCGCCGCGCACGAGCTTGTGCGTAGGGAACACCTGCTTGTGGGCCGGGCTGTGAACGATGCGCCGGACCTCGGCGCCGAAGTCGGCCGCGAACTCGTCGCCGTAGGTGGCGACCACAACATTTTTGTCCGGGTAACGGCCTGAGAACCAGGCCGGGAGGCGGCGGGAGACGATCTCGGACTTCCCGTGCCGAGGCGGGACGGTCAGGATCAGGATGTCGTAGCCGGGGAAACCCCCCTCGACGAAGGTTTGCACGGCCGCGCATATCGCTCTGTGCGGCCTCCCGACCACGTACTGCGAGCGCGTCACGTCTCCCGGCGCGTCGATGTCGGGCATCGTGATCTCGATGTAGTCGAGCAGGGTCTCCCGGGCGGCGTTGATCTTCGCCTGCCGCTTGAGAAGCGCGAGCTGCGCGCTGACCTGCTTGCGTGCCGCGTCCTCGGCCTGTTCCTTCGTCTGGCGCATCAGAGGCGCCCGAAGCTCGCTTTGCAGCACGACGATGCCCTGCATCGGCGCGCCGGCCCAGGACACCACGATATCCCCCGTCGCGCCCGCAGCGTGGTTCTTGGTGAACAGCGCGACGCCAACCGCGGGGCCTTCCCCCGTCCCCGTGGATCCGGCTTCGATTAGGGTGGCCGCCCCGCCGTCGATCGTGCAGGTCGGAGTGATGCCCGGGTTCACAGTCGTGTCCGCGTGCCAGGCCAAGACCGCGATGTACCTGCCTACTGCCGCGGGGCCGAGAGACACATTGGAGAACGTAGGGGTAGCGCCCGTGAGCGACGACCGGACGGCCGTCTGCGCGACGCTGTACCGCGTGTCAGCCAGCATTGGCTGGGAGAGGAAAGGGAGCACGTCAGACCACGCCGTCGACAACGCTGAGGATGACGTTGGTCGAGTTGGAGACGAAATAGAACAGGTACGCGGTCTCACCGCTGAGGATGCTCAGGGGGAAAGGCGTCGCGCTCTTGTAGCTGGAATGCTTGCTTATCGTCCGGGTCGCGCCACTCGCCGTTACCCGGATGCACCCGGACTGCCCCGACTTGGGATTCTGCGGTGAACCGAGCGTCCGGTTGCCCGCGATGATGACGCTCGCGTTCACGAAGTCGTCCAGATCAATGGCTACTGTGACCGCATCGGTGAGCGCCACGAACGCAGCCGCGCCCCAGGCCGACGTGGTGTCTATGATCTTCGAGGCGTTGTTAGAACGAACTTCGGCCGCGGACGCCACATCGCCGGACCCGAGCTTCGACGCGATTCCGGTGATAGCGGTGCGCTCGGCCGCGGTCAGTACCTTGGCGTCGGCGGCTTCCGCCATGTTGGCCATGTTGAATGCGTCGCCCCCGACAGCGGTCGGATCGTAGGTCGCCTCCAGCATGTCGCCGGAGCCGGCACCAGAGGGACCGGCCGCGCCCCGCGGGAGGACGAAGTTCAGCACGACGTCGGGCGCGGTGCCTGTGGCCGTCACCTCGGCGCTACTGCCGGCCGCCGAGGTCGTCACGGTGCCGATCGTCACGTTGGCCGCGAGGCTCTCGAGCCACTCCTCCTCTGTGCCGACGAAGCCCTCGGCCACCGCTACGTCGTAGGCGCTGTCGTAGGCGACGCCCAGCCGCGCCCCGACCGCGGTGGACAGGCTGTCGATGGTGACGATGCCGTTCTTCAGCGCGCCGTCGCTGCGCCGGACGTCGATCAAGCCCGCGACGAGCGTCCCGATCGACGCGGCGATGTTGGCGTACTCGTCGTCGACCTGCGGCGCCGGGAGCGGCGAGGCGGGGTTCGTCGCCTGAAACCCGGAGAAGGAGTAGGAGACGACGTAAGGGGTGGGGTCGGCCATACGGGGCTCCTATCGGTTCACGGCCAGGCGTCGCCCAGGGTGTCGTAGCACAACGAAGTTGCGTGATCGGTGGTGGTCGTGGCGAAGAACATCGACGTGCCGTCTACGTTGTCGGTGCTGCCTGCGAGCACACGCCCGCCGAAGACCCGGACAGCGCCGTGAGTTCCGCTCGTATTTATGTCGAACACCCCTGTGAGGTTCTGCATGTCCTCGCCGAAGGTGCCCCCGATGCACACGGCTCTCGCGCCGGGGTCCACCACGAAGTCGTAGCAGGTGTAGGCGGGGCTGACGGTTCGCGCCCGGCCGGTGCCGCGGACCACGGCCCCCGTCACCATCATCCGCGTCGTCCCCACGAGCCAAACCCCGTAGCGGCCGGCGCGCTGGGGGCCGGGTCCATCCAGATTGAACCCTACGCCACTCGCATATATCCCCGTCCGCGCCCCGTAGGTGACGGCGCTGATGTTGATGTTCCTCCCACGCATGTCGAGGACCACGGGATTCGTGTTGGAGTGAGTCTTGGCTAGTGCCAGCACCGGGACTGTCAACAACCCTGATTCGACGTGCTGCGTGGCTGTGGTGATCTCGCCCCCCACTGTCAGCACGTCACCGGGGAGGATGTCCCATGTGAGGCCGGTGACGAGGGTGATTGAGGTAGCACCGGCGAGTGTGTTGCCTGATAGGGTCGTGGAGTCCGTCCCGCCGATCATCTGTATGCCTACAGACCCGAAAGAGCCGGACGAGTCGTCGATCAGGGCCTCGGGGCGCTCGATTACCCCGGAGAACGTATAGTTGTCTGAGTTCTGCGCGTAGACCATCCCGTCCGCGAAAGAGAGGTGAATGTCCGTCTTGCAGATGCTCCGGGTCAGCCGGACGGATTCGGTGAAGCCCACGATGCGCGTGTTCTTGACTTCTATCGACCCGCCGATCTCGCCTGAGAAGATCTGGATCCCGGTAGCGAAGGTCTCCCCGGCCGTGATGTCGAGGCCGTCGATGGTGATCCCAACGCCGATGGTACGCTTGAGGTCCGCGCCCCCCTCGTCGCGGAAGCGGGACGTCCCGACCATCGCGATGTCTACGAACTGGTCTCCGGCCTGGCAGTCAACGAAGGTGAGCCCGCGCAGGTTGACGTTGCGGCACACGCTGCCAGGGAACGGGGCGAAAGCGTTAGTCTCATCCCCGGGGAGGAAATACACGCCCTTTGTGACGCCCGAGCCGTGGACGTGCTCGACGTCGATGTTGTAGACCGCAGAGAGTGCGATCGCCACGGTGTCTCCGTCGAAGGAAATATTCTTGATCGTGATGTCGTGCGGGTGGCCAGTCTCGGTTACTGTATCGCCAAGGGTGTCGAAGTCGCCGCTCCAGTGGCAATTGAGTGCGGTCGAGAAGACGCCCTCGAAGACGATGTCTTCGATCCGACCATGGTGCGAGTCGTCGAAGACACCGATGCCTACTGTGGAGAAGGCGGTGGACCCCCCGATGGTCTGCGCTCGAGAGACCTTCAATCCGGTCAGCTCGAAGTTCGCGACGCTCGTGACCACGCCGCCGAGGTACGTCCCCACACGGATAGCGAGCCCTATATGCCCACCTGAGTCCTTCGCCTCGGTGAAGAACACTTGAACATGCATATCGCGAACGACGAGATTGTCGTGAAGCGTGCAGAGCCCGGACTCGGGATTCTCGAGTTGGAACATGATGCCGCATGTGTCGCGACCGCTACCAATGATCGTGAGCCCGGTGGAGGGCACGTCGTACTGACCGACGAACTTGTGGTAGCCAGTGATGCGGAGCGGAATGCCGTTGGCCGACGCATAGTCCATCGCGTCGGTGAGCGCCTCCGTGTCGTCGGTGCCGACGCGCGTGGAGAACACGAAGTCCCCGACGGCGCCGAACTGCGCCGGCGTGACGAACGTACCACCGATCGCCTCGTCTATGGCTGTCTCGATTAGAGGCGCGACGACCGCCGGCACCTGTGCCAGCACGTCCTCGGTGATCCCGGGCACCAAGCCTTCGACGACGGACTCAACGATATCCTCGAGGGGGCCGGTCAGCCCCTCCTCGAAGTCAATCAGAAGGTCCCACAGCCCCGCCCCGAGGTCCGTGGCGAAGCTACCCGACGACGTGTGGTCCGCGGTGGCGCGGTAGTACGCCAGTCCCTCAAATACCGTGTCGCCGGCCTCGTAGACGGTCGCAGTGGTCCACGCGGTAGGGGGCTCGAGGCCGATCGACAACTCGGGCTTGAGCTGGTCGTGGCCGATCGTCTGGTTGCCCACCTCGCCGTCGGAGCGAGTGACGCCGCGGACGAACGTGTTGAGCGTGTCTACTGCTTCGACGAGGTTCGCGAGGTCAGTGTCGACCTCCTGACCTGGGAACGAATTGTCCCCCTG